GAACTGCCTGCCTATTACTTTCTGGTGTATCTCCGCGTATGTCTGTTTGGTTCCCTCCAGATAAATCAGCGGGTCCCATACCAAAGATGCTGCCATTCTCAAATCCAGGTATAGTATTGTCAACACCACCTGCAGTATCACTTGTATTACCTTGGGTTCCCAAGCCCACTTCAGGCATATTAGCTTTGTTTTTTGTATACTCATTGTACAAGGATTTGGCATCCAGACCAAACTCAGCAGCCTTCTTAAAAAAGCCCTGTTCTTCTTCAGCACTGCTGTTAGGGTTGTAATTTTGTGTAAGGTCTGCTGCTACTCCACCTAGTCCACCTAGATATCTCCCGGCCCGGTCAAATAGGTTTCCATCAGACCCTGTAGAATCAGCATTATCACCAGAACGTCCTGTACTTTCGGCTAGATTCTCGTTAAGACTATTTGTATTAGGCGAAGTGCTTGGTGTTGCGTCGGGGGCCATCATATAAGTAGGAACAATAGGGTTTCCAGTAGTAGTAGTAGTAGTAGGAGGAGCGCCTTGTGCGCCTTGTGCGCCTAACATGTCTTTTAACGCGGGGTTATTTGCTACTATCTGGGACATCTGTGCTTGGTTTCTACTAACGGCTGCTTTCCAGTTACTAATTGCTGCTTCGTATCCACCCTCAGTTAATACATAATCATTTGGTGTAGGTTTCTGCCCCGCAAGCCTCGATGCGGTATTATTCAATGCGGTAAACACATTTACCGCTCTGTCGCTTACCTTATTTTTTTGCGCGGTTTCGGCAGTCGCTGCTGCTATTGCTTGGTCCTCTTTCCGTCTTCGGTTGTCACTTATACCTTTAAACACCTCTTGGAGTTGCTTTGACTGCCTAGCTTGTCTCTGTTCTTCTACCTGCACAGCCTGCGCCATGTTTTGCGCTGCTCCGCTAAAATTCGGGCCTGCTGCCCACCCTTGAAATGCTGCCATTATCCTGTCTCCCTTCGAGATGCTTAACTATTTAAACATGCCCATAAAACCTTGCGCCGCACTTTCACCACCTGCACCGCCACCTGCGAATAAACTGCCGATACTAGCCGCACCGCTAGCCATGTCACCAAAACTCATGCCAGACCCAAGAAAACCGTTATCCTTCTTAGCCTGTCCTGCTTTCATTGCTGCAAACTCAAGCGCTGGATTGTATGTACCCATAACTCCTGCTAAACGATTCATCTGGAAGTTAGTTGCATCCTCACCAAGCCCCCGGCCTAAGATCATTTGGTTTAGCTGCCTGTCTTGTATGTCACCCATATTACCAAGGTTAGCATTAAACGCCTCTTGTGATAGACCTGCCCGCTCTAACCCTGCTGTTTCTAGGCCAGAAGCACCAGTAAGCATTCGTTGTAAATTCTCTATCTCAGTGTTAAAAGCAGTTTGAGCACCTTGGTAAGCACCTATTTTCAGTTGTTGGTTTGCTAAATTATTAGCTCCCTGTAAAGCACCAGCACCTGCGTAAGTACTACTACCACCACCTGACCCACCTATTAAGCTAGCTAGCGCCGAGTTATTGAACATGTTATTCTGGTTCGCTTGCATCCCTGCTTGGTCCATGAACAAGTTTTCTAAACCTTGCCGAGTGTTGTATTGGGAATCCCCGAAGCTACTGTACGCATCCTGCAATTGGTTAGAGCCTACTTGGGCCTGTCCTAGCTGCTGCCCTACCTGAGAGTTCCATAACCCAGCTTGCCCAACATTTTGGTCTACAAACTGCCGCATCTGTGGTGATAGTTCAGCGCTACCTTCCGTTGTAGTGCCCATAACAGTATTTACTGGCACAGTTTGTTGAGTAAGGTTCGCTATAGCATCCGCTTGGTTTTCGACGAAGGGCCTTAGTTCGTTTTGAAAACGTGTAGCTTTGCCCCGCTTACCCCGAGGAGTAGGCCCAAAATCGAAATTCAATGCCGTATTAATAGCAAATTCCGGTTGGCCCGTAGCAGGGTTGAACGAGTTGTTCTCATTCCCTACCACATATTGCGAAGGGTCCAAACCAGATGCTTGCATCTCCCGTATAATTTTATTAGTGAGTTCTTGTCCTAAAACTCCATTAGGAATAATCCGTTCACCAGTGGTCAAATGACCTATAGTGTCGTCACCGTTCCTACCAAGTTCTGCGAATCTTCCTAAATCAAGCATGGGTTAACTCCCCGTTCTCGTTCTCATTATCGTTCGTTTCTATTAGTACAATACCGCCTGCTTCGGAACTTCTTAATGCTTCTTCTTTAGCCTTGTGAAACGCTAATGTAGCGATGGTTGCTTTCTGTACACTTTCAACTACTTCCTGGCGCATCTGTGATATTTCCGCAGGAGCGGTTGCTGCCTGTTTAACAACGTCTACAAGTAAATGCTGCATTAACGCAAAGCCGCACCCTTTGTTAACTATCGAATCACCTGTTAGTTTATCTGTCCAAATCTGCTCTGCCCATACAGGACACCCATCTTCATCTAAAGATTGCGGGCAACGTTTACAATTAAACGCGTTCTTATACTTCTTAGCTGTGAGATAATTTACTTTCATGCCTATTAATTCTTCGAGCAAATAAAAGAATTAACATACGAGGGACGATAGTTACCAGTAACCATAGCGCCAGACAGTGCTGTAGCCATAGTTATTGCTACGTTAGTAGAGTTAGGATTTCCTGTACCTGTAGCGCTTGGGTTGCCAGTAGTAAGCGTACTAGAGGTGGATACATTACCCGTGAGGTTAAAACTAAGCGGAACATTACCATTTACTTGAGAAGCATCTCCCGTTGCAAAAAAGGTAGAAGCAGCATTACCATTAGTCATATGTATACCGCTTCCATCGCCGCCATCAAACGTAGACCCTGTCATATTACCCGCTGCGATAGTATCATTATGAGTGTGTCCTGCAATATTGTGTGTATGGTTACCTGTGCTGTGCGAATGGTTGGGTACGTTTCCTGTAGTAGCTGCTGCTAACTCTGTGCCACTAACACTCCAATTTCCTGCCGTGGATTCACCTGTCGCATTTTGTATAATGAGCACTTTGTCGTCGTAGGTTGTAACCAAGGACCACCCATTCGGAGCGGAGGCCCCAACAAAAACCATTTTAACTCCCGACTCAAATGCTGTTTCAGCTTTGCTAGCAATGGCTGTAGCAATAGCGTTTAATTCTCCATCAACATCAGTGCCGGAAATAATTTTTTCGGCGTCACCACTATCTAAACTATCTTTAACCGTAAAATTTTGTGTTCTTGTATAATTTGCCATTATTATCTACCTTCTCGCCCTAGTTTTAAGAATAGCGATACTTGGTCTAAGGCGACTTTGTACCCGTTAGAATTAAATCGTACTCCTACGCGCAAACTTCTTCCCGCGCCTGACGAAGACTGGCTTAAATTAACTACGTTTACAGACCCACCGCCCCATTCACCTTCGTTAGTGTCAGTGTCTTGTCGGGCGGCGTTAGAAAAATCTTGCCCTTCTGTACCTGTCCGAGCAATACCAGCATCCCGTGCTATTACTGTATGCCCGTTAGTAAAGTCTCCTGCTTCGTTTACTAGGTGATATTCACTACCCGCAGCATGTGTGGCGGCAGCATTAATTGTTGCGCTACCTCCTACAGTAGTGCTCGCTCCACCCGAAGCCGTTACCAAAGCCCCCGAGGTATTAATAGCCGTGAATGTAAAAATCCTTACGGTAGCCATTGCGGTAATAGTATGTGTCTTATTTAATACAGCAGCAACTATACCATGCCCCAAGTCTACTGCCCCTGCAATAGTAATTAGGTCACCTATTTTATAGTTTGTGTTTGCTGCTGTAGTAACAGTAATTGTCGAACTAGCACTTACACAGGCTACGGTAGAAATAGCAGCCGCATTAATTCCTCGTGTTAATCCGTTTAATACAGGTGGACTAGCTGTTGATATACCATTGTATCTAATTGTCTCCGTTCCAATGCGTATTGTCCCGCTATTGTCGTCTAAAGCTACAGCCATATCTCCGGTCATTCGTAGCTTTGCATCTTCGTCGTCAGCAGATAAAGCACAAGTGCTTGCGCCGGAAGCTAACTCTGCACCTATAGTAGAAACTGTAACTCCTCCATTATCAGTGTCATACAAAGTATTTGTTAGGCCAACTAGACTATCAAAAATTCTGGAAACGTACGGTATAACTTTATGTCCGCCGGTTCCAGTAACAGCCGTTGTAGTAGTATCGCCCGAAGGGATAGTTACCGCAGAAGTAGTTGCTGTCGAGGTAGAAGTAATCCTTAATCTACTCCCTATATTCCAAGGTTGGAAATCAATGGTTGGTGGAGAATCAATAGTAACTGTTACAGTACCATCGCCAAAGGCGTTGTTAATAGCAATCGCAAGGGTTGTAGCAATTTCTTCTTTGTCCTCGTATGTTGCAGCCGGTAAATTTAGGGTGCCGGAAGTAGTTCCGTTAACCGTGATTTTAAAGGGTGCATCGTGGGGTAAAACATACGGGTATTGTATGTCTGTTAAATCTACGCCGCATAACAAGTAGCCGCTAGAGTACCTAGAACTCCACTCAGCTTTAGTACCTGCGGCAGACCTACTATCAGATAAGCCTTCACTTAAAAACATAGTAAGCCCCGAAGACCCACCTTCAGCAAATTGTGTTGTTATCGTAACCTCGTCTGTGCTTTGTCCCTCGATTGTTGCACCAATTTTTTTAAGTACTTTTAAATTTGACGTATCTAAATCAAACGGATTACTAAGCCACTCACACTCATAGGCTGCCCCATCATCTAGGTAGTTATTATATTTTCCAATTCTACCTCGGTAGCCTAAGTATGACTCTCCTTCGTGATAGCAAAAACTAAACCACCCAGTATCCACGTACTTAGTAATTCGTGTAGGAATACCGGGGTTTAAAGACGCTAGGTCAAATACCCAAATCGTACCCGCAGCACTCTTTAACCAGTATTGGCCTTCTTCAGGGTCGTAGTTGCTACGCACACTTGGTAATACTGTTTCTGCTGAAGCTACATCATCCATTAAAGCTCGTCGAACTAGCACTGAAATGTCCGACAACTCTACTTTGTCACCAGACTGTAAAACCTGCCTTAAAGAGCGTACCCCGGTAGCAGATAAAAAGTATAAATCGTTACCTACACTTTGTATGCTGTCTTTAGATAAACACCCTACACCTTGTAAGGCCATATTAATTTTAATGTTAGCCACCGCGTCAGGGCTTTCGTAGACGATAATACTGTTACGCATAAAAGCTACTAAGAACTTATCAAACGAGCTAATAGCCACTAACTCATCGTATCCATTTTTCCAGGCGCTAAAGTTTGCTGCTAAATCTAACTCACCAGCATTTGCAGCACTAGCCCCTACATACCACTGTTGGTGATTGTTTGCCCCAGAATATACAATTACATTTTGGTTTACTCCGGTGGCTGATTTTTGAATCCATAACCTACCAAAAGCGCTGTGTGAAATACTTCCGGTTGGTACGTCTATAGGTGCACCACCAACGGCTAAATTACTAAGTCCAGCTACTTCTACAAACTCTGCTGCGATACCTACAGAAATGTTACCTACAGTGTTTATTGCGTCAGTAACTTCCTCCGATGTTTCAATTTTTACTTGTGTTATTGTTTTAAAATATAGTCCCGGCGATTGTGAGGCACTCGAAACCTTGTCAGCTATATTTAGTTTATGCGTTACTTCACTGCTTCCAAGGGCCTTGCGAGCAATTAACTCAGCCCCAGCAGCATCCTTTCCAGTAATCCGTATAAACCTAGTACCTTCGCTAGTTCCCGCAACAGTTACAGTAATAATTCTTCCTGTGGTAAAAGTTCCGTTTGCTATTGCTGCATAGCCTGTACCTCCGGTGTCAGTGACCGCAGCAGTTCCAACAACGTGGGTTGTACTTGCGCCTGGGTCATCACCTACTAAACTACTACTATAAGCTAACGTCTCGGGCATAGGCAGTACTCCCGCCCAGTTTCCAGCCCCTGTTTTTACAATAGGAACCTTAGCATTGTCCGTATTAGTACCTACACATACTACTGTCGATACAGACTTATAGTTATTAAATTGCCACTTAGCGTCTGTAGCAGATAATGTTTGTGATGCTCCTGCTAAAGCCCCACTACGGTCTGTAAATGCTGCTGTGGAAGAACCTACAGGATGGTCATATATTTTTCCTGCGCCCCTAACAATAGCCGAGGCTATAAGTAAAGCAGCATCATTGTAGTTGTATGTAAATAAAGTGTTTATTTGTGGCTCGTAATAAACTGCTACAGAGGTTCCTCCTCCGCTTCCTGCTGTTGCGGATATACCATCTGTGTACACATAATAATAATCATCCGTTAGCTTTGTTAATGAAAATCGCTTGTTTATTTGTGTTGCAGTAATTCCTTGAAAATCCTCCGCACCTGTAAAAGTTACAAAATCTCCAGAAACTGCTCCGTGAGAATTATCATTAACCTTTACGCGACTTCGTAGCCCTGCAGTTGTTACTACTGCAAATGGATTTATAAGACTTGAACCCTTTTTCCCTAAATGGTTTGTTAGCGCTGTACTTGCTTCCCAACCTTTTCTATTGGCTAGTCTCCCAGCAAAATCGTAAGCAATGTTATCTGCTACATCAGCATACGAAGGAGAAGCCTGCATACTTTCACCTTCAAAGTTCAGCCCTGCTTTTCCTGGCGCTCGTAATACAATAGATTTTAGTTGACTAGGCACAGTTAATAATCTCCTCCGACATACCAATCACCGCCACCTTGAGACTGCCAAAGATTTTTCTGCTCGTAGGCAATAGCATCTCCTAGCGCCTGTGCGTAAGCTTGTTCAACGTCACTTGAAAGTTCTCCTTCATCCTCACCCCGTTCGCGAATAGCTAGTGCTAACGCCCGTAGATATACAGGATACCAAGGCACTTTAAAATAATCTGTATTGTTAAATAAATCCTCTTGCGGGATAACACACTCGATAGACAAATTATATGCGCTGTTTGGCGTAGGATATAAATACGCCTCAACAGACTGGTTAACAGTATTTGTACCATCCGTGCCGTAGGTCGGTGTTATCAACCCCTTAATAGCATATGAAGTTGGTTCTGCGTTTGTCACACTTGTGTTTTGTGCAAGTTGCCGTAAGTAGTTATATGGATAAACAACTAACCTAACGTTATTTGTCGTGTTGTATACATCCATTAAGCGTGTGCGAGAGTTAGTGTAAATAACTCCTCCAATAGTTTGTTGCACTGCGTAGGTATTTGTACCTGATACTGTTTCAACTGCGATTGTTTCTTGCAAATCTAACCAGCCAAAAGCATCTTCTACTTCTCGTTTTGCATCATTAATTAACCTAACCAGCGTATCCGTGTAGTTAGTCATTCCAGTAGTAGTTGCTGGGGATGACGATACAGTACTCGTAACCGACGTGACAATAGTGTCGCGAAGACGAATATTTATTCTGTTAACTACATCGAGTAGTGTTACGCCTACTGTAGCCATACCGTGCTCCTGTGTTTAAAATAGGGGGAGTTTTACCTCCCCCCGTGAACTTAGATAACTTCGCGAGGAATAACCATCGCATATATGGTGAGACTAGCCAGGTCAAGAGTACCGCCAGTAGTATTAGCCACTACTACTGTTACAGTATTAGCATCCGTAACTGACGCCGACTGTATAAGGTCTTGGATGTCTAGACTATGGGAAGATATAGCAAAATCGCCGAGTTGCGCCCCAGTGACGGTTACTTGAACAGCTTGTTCATCGCCATCTAAAATGGGATCCAAATTTGCTGCCAATGAGCCAACTGCATACTTAGTCACAGATTGCCCGTAGTTTGTGCTTGTTGGTAAAGCCATGTTAAATCTCCTTCAAGTTTAAATATTTAGATATAAGACCACCGCCTTTTTTTTAGGTAAGAACAGCGATTAAAATGCCCGCATCGTTACGAAGTTCACCAGTACCATAAATAGTATCTGCAGTGAACAAGTCACCAAGAAACTCTTGTTTGTACTGGGTTTGGGTACGAACACTCATCTGCTCTACCATAACCATCGAAGATTTATGCGAAAGTAGGCACGCACGCGAACTATTATTGCTCGGCGCATTTGAAGATACATAGACGGGAATTCCGTAGAGGTCTCCAATTAGACCATTACGAATAGCATTACCACCGCCAACTTCACCCACAAACGCTTGCTCTGTAAAGCGAGCAATACCGGTAAGATTTTTCTTCTCAACCGGGGGGACTACTAAAAACCTATCAGACATAGGTACATCGGCGTCATCCAGTGTTTGGATAACTTTACGCAAGCCAACATCGGCAATAGCAGTACCCGCCTGAGAAGCGCTAAATGGAGTGCTACCGTCTGAACCAATGACAGCCGCATCTCCATGATACGCAGCAGCACCATCACCACCCTGCAACGCATATGATTGCGTCCAAAGAGCAGTATCTACCTGTTTAGCTAGCGCAAAACCCGCATCATCCGTGTAAAACGAACGCATACTAGACAGAGCTTGTTTATCCAACAAGTCTTCAACCAAACGAGAGTACTCATAATGCTGGTCGATAGAGATACTAAGCTCCGTATCGGTAGCAGAAATTAGAGTAACCTGTTGGCGGCTAGTTTTGGCACTTGCATCACCACGGGTGGGTTTAGGAATGTGGACAGTATCGCCCTTTTTTCCATTATGATTCATCTTAGTAATTAGGTTTGCCAGTACTAAATTACTTTTGTAAGCGGCAACGACTTCGTCGCTCCACAACTCAGGAATAAATTTATCCTGAGTAGTTGTATTCATCGCTTGTGCGGCACTAAAATTGGCCATGTTAAGTCTCCTCTAAAAGATTAAAATTAGTCATCGAACTCGACCTTCGGCATACGCTTGGGTGATTTCATTTCCTAGTTGAGCATATCGAGTAGGGTCAGACATCTGTAATCGTATAAGCTCAGACCTACGGTATATTGGTTTTCCTGCCGTAGCTGTTGCTTCAGATGAATTACCTTTCGACACAGCAGTAGCGGCGCGTAATTCTTCTTCCTTTGCTGTTTGAATTGTTGCTTGGTGCTCTACATCTACCGTAGAACTAACCGCTTTGTATTGCGTAAGCATTTCATCAGCATAGTCAAAGTCACCACTATTTGCTTTGAGCCACATTTCTTGTCGTGGTTTAGAGTCCATTACCCACTTCTCAAACTGTGCACTGCTCACAATAGACTCTACGTCTGGATGAGCATTTAGTACTCGCTGCATAGTTTGGTCAGACTGCGCCCTAGTTAACTCTTGTTTAACCGGACGGAGGGCGTCCTCTACAACACGTTTTACTGCATCAACGGGGTTAAGAATAAAATCATCTTCTGATAATTCCTCCTCTAACGCATCTGCAGATGATTGAGTATTAGATTCATGTAGATTTTTTTGTATCAGGTTATCGGCTAACTTTCGCAACTCACCCATTTCATTGCCTTGCTTACCATATTGTTTCTCTAAATTTTGGTAAGACGCTACAACATCCTCTACACTTTTATTCCTAAATTTTTCAGGAAGTGCAGGCTCTGCAGCTTGGGCATCTAGTTTGTTTGTGTGTTGCTCAGTAGGTGTCGATTCCTCCTGAAGCTGTGTAACAAGCATAGAATCCTCAATCTGATCCATAACGTTGCTATCATCTACAAGTATCTCTGCCATAACGTATCTCCAATCTTAACCTTTTTACAGGGGATTTAATGGGGTATGCCTAACTCTTTTAAGTTGGCATGGTTTGCTTTCCGGTGTCTTTTTGCCCATTTATCGGCAGACGTTGGAAAACCAGAATCTATTCCAGGTAATGAGAAATGCCCGCCTGAAATAATTTTTTCTGCCGTCTGCTTTAAACGACAAGGACAAAGTACTGCTACTTCCTTAGACCATCTTTCAAAAACTTTTTCACAATTTGAACAACGATAATCGTTAATCATCGCTGCTGTCCTCCTCTTCTCCTTCTTGAGAATTTATTTGTGTAACTTCATTTTGTAAAACTTGTTCAATCTCAATCATAAAATGCAGCATACTTAACGATCCTCGCTGCTGCCAAAAAATCTTCTCATCCGGTATACTTAGTACATTATTTTGCTGGGTATACATCTCAAGTAAACGATCTTTGATTATTCCCCAACCCTCTGTACTAAGTGTACTAAACATAGTGTCATACTTATGTTGTTCAGCTATATCCATAGTTGTTTTTACCCTCTCCGTCGCATTTGTTTCAACAGTATTAGTGCAGATACTTCTTCGTCATCTTGCAATCTATACTGCTGTTGTTTTAATTTTTTTAGTCTGCTTTGCTCTACCCTAATTCCCGTTAAACTTGATATGCTACCAGCACCATTCCACCTACCTTGCCCCCAGCCTCCACGACTCCAACCATGATTAGTAAAGTTAGCCATTAGAGTGCATCTTTAGAAATCCAAACAGCCGCAGCAATTACGACTAGACCAACGGCCCAAAAAAACTTTTTTACTAGCGATTTCCCTACTTCGGCATATACTTTTTCTAAAGCCTTATCTGCAGCGCGTTGTGCTATAAGCTCTATGTCATCTGTAGTAAGTACTCGCGGTTCAGTCATATCATATCATCCTATCCTGCTCTGCCCACGTTTTATAGTCAGCTTTAACCGTATTCGTCCACGCAGCATTTGCAATCGCCTGCACTGCGGCGTCTTCGCCCGAGATGTCAGTTGCCGTATGTGTCCAGCCGTCGTCTGAGTTACCTGACGTAGTGAACGGAGTCAAAACATGACGGTGTCTACTTCGCGAGATTACAGTCCCATCTTCTTTAATAATTGTGTCCGCTGCTACTTGGACATTCCAGCCGTTCACTACTTCGATTTTTGGTATTTCTATTGATTTTTCTAGTGCCATTTTTGTTCTCCGTTAAACTCTATAAGTAATGTCGAGAGCCATGTAACGCCCCGTACCTGCCGAATGTGCAGCTGCAAGCCACGTTGAAGCGTCTCTGTTACAGTACACTTCAAGAGTAGACTCCCCCGCGCCTATGTATGAAAAAGCCCCAATGGAAACCAATGCTATGTTGTAAAGCCCGCACGAGCCGACATTGACAGTATTGGCAGCAAAAGGAAGCCCCGTGACTTGAATACTGCCAGAAAACCCGGTCGTGTTACTATTCACGAAATAGAGGTCTAGATGCACGTCCCGCCCGATTTTCGTGTAATTCCCACCTCGAGTAACTACGCTTCCTGTTGCCCCAGTGCCTGTAAGCGTCGCCGTAAAATTACCTTCCTCGTACTCATGGAATAGCTCACTCTCCATACCTCCCGCACCGGAATAATGTGTATTAGCACTGAAATCAATGCCGTGGCCTGCTGCGACTACGAGGTTTCCGTTTGCGATGGTGAGGTCTGCGGCACCCGACAGTGTTAGTGTGCTCGCCATATCCACAGCACCATTGACATCGATGGTGGTTGCATTTAACTGTACTTTGTCGTCGTCAATTAATATCGCTGTAGCTAGCGAACCGGCTCGACGAACTTGAAAAGTAATTGAGGCGTCTTCGCTGCCATCGGCAACGTCGAGTGTTCGCCCATAAATTCTTGCGTACTGAGTGCTTTCCCCGGCGTTGTTGTCTCCGTAGAAAGTTACACCCCCCAGATGGTCGTTATTATCAGGCGAGGCTGAATCCCGGTTTAATTTCAGGTAGGGGCCGACACCACTCCCAGCTTCTGTCGAGATTACCTCAAGCTGCGAAAGGTTAGCGCCCGCCGATAAGCTCAATCCGGTATCATGCACATGAGTCAACGTTACATCGCTGTTTACACCGAAATTTACAACAGCCGCATCGCTAGTAAAGCTTTGGTCATCAGCAACGCTAAAATCCCCACTAGCTCCAGTAACAGTTGCGACATTAAAAGTTCCAAAAGCGTATACATTTAGCTCGTGACTCAATGTCGCGGCATCAGTTAACACAATACTCGTGCCGTTCGTAGCGGTGTAATCCGTACCGTTTTCTAGTACACTACCATTTAAGGTTACAAACAAAGCTCCTGCTGTATAGGCTAAGGAAGTAGCAGAATCATCATTTCCTGTAAAAGTTGTTTGTGCGGCTGTCGCTGTAAATTTATACAGTGTGAGGGTGTTATCTGATGTGACGTAGGTTTTTAGCCTGGATAACGCTGATTTACGATTTGTGCCACCTGCGCCGTTATCTACTATGAACAAATCAGCGTCTACTAACGCTTCGCCAATGTCCGTACCGCCGTCAATGTCTAAGTCTGCTAAGGCTCCTGAAGCGCTACCCGTTATTGTTAAAGTATCCCCACTCATAGCTGTGGTAATATTAGCCCCACCAGCTATTGTTAACGTGTCACCGGGAGTAATTCCAGTACTGCCAGAATCCCCCGCCACAGTTGTATCAGTAGCTGTAGCCGTTATGGTAAGAGTGTCTCCACTCATAGCCGTACTTACGTTTGTACCTCCAGCTATTGTTAAGGTATCTCCGGGCGTTATGCCTGTGCTACCTGTATCCCCTGAGACTGTGGTGTCTGAAACTACAAAGTCTAACGTTCCGTCAGCGTCTTGGTAAGTTACTGCTATCCCGGTCTCTGTATTACTCGTTGTCATAGCCCCAACAATGTCTTCAACTTCTTCTTCTGAAGCCGATTGAGAGTCTACATACGCCTTAATACTTTGCTGTGTAGCGAGATGAGTAGCACTATCACTAGCCATGTTGTCTTCGTCTTTAATAGCTGTGCCAGAAGCGCCTGTATTTAAAACAGGGCTTGTTAATGTTTTGTTTGTGAGCGTTTCAGAGCCTGTCTTAGTGGCAACTGCGGCATCAATTAACTCCATGTTAGAATTAACTGTATCTCCCCACTCGCCGCTTTGCTCTCCATCAGCAGGCTTTTCTAAGTTTAGGTTAGATGTGTTAGTACTAGGCATTATTCAACTCCACTCAACTCACCACCATCTCCGCGGGTAACGCGTTGTCCACCAATTGCGATAATTCGACCATCTCGACCGCGCTCAATCTGCATTGGACCCTCTTCTCTACCCGCTTCCGGTAGAGGTGCTCCTGCTTGTCCTTGTCGAATCAACTCGTCAAGTTTTTCTTGCATACCATTACTGCCCGGAGGTGGGAACATCATCTGTCTATTTGATAAATGTCCTAGACTATCCTGCATAGTTCTGCGTATTTCTCGTTGCATAGTGTCTGTAGCCGTGCTAAAGGACGCTTTAATAGCATCTACTACCTCTAGGTACTCCACAGGACGTTCTTCACCTGCCGCCAATCTCTCTGCTGCTTGTGCGAACTTCAGTGCTGTGTCAGCTTCGGCCTTCATGCGCTCAGTTTGTGCTTTCTCCACATTGAGTACCGCCTCACTCTGGTTCCAAATAGCTTCGCCTCTATCTCTTTCTGCCTCTGCTTCAACTTCAAGCTTATTGCGGACTTCTTCCATTTTGCCTTTCGACAGTTTGTACATGAATTCTTTCTCACGTAGTGCTTGGCCTTGAAGCTTGACTTGCTCTTCAAAGTCTGGTTCTGGTTCCGGTGGATTAAGTGCTTGCTGCAAGAACCCGTCTGCCAGTTGTATAAGCTGGTCTTTATCTTCAATGTTGTAGTTCTTAATAACTCCCTTCAGCAATAAATAATATGCCGGTGAGTTCGGAGGAGTGGATTGCATTAGCTGTGTTAGCTGTGCGATTTCAAACTCCCTAGCCTGTGCTCCTAAAGCACCGTGAACACGAAAACGATAGTCAGCTACCGGATAGCGTTCTGTATCAAACTGCATGTAGCGATGTGCAACCTTGTGGATTAGTGGGTCAAGAAATTCAGCCTCCATATTCCGCAAGGTTCTCTTTGCTCTCTTGAGCATAGCCCCCATCATCATAGACATACCACCCGCAGTTTCGTTACGGGGGTTAACACCTAGTGGGGCTGCTGTGTCCATCGAACCTGTAGCTACCGTAACCATACGTTCAAACTCAGCCGATTGTCTGTAGCTTTGCGCGTCAGGACCGGGGAATTTAAACGCCGTGATAGCCTCATTAACAGGCCCAGAAACGATTATATTTCGTCCGGGGCGTATGGAAAAATCCCCATTCCTCGGAGCCATCATCCCGTTAACTAGCGCTACAGGATACGTCGCTAATGCTAAAGCATCTATACGTGCGCGTAACTCTGCATCCAACGCTTTTTGGGGGTTATATCCTTTTTCTGCTATACCGCGACCCCAGAAACGATTTGGTACGGTGTCCCATTGAAACGCAACAAAAGACCTATCTTGCATTATAAAAGGGTTTTTTACAGCTTTAAGCAGTATGGAGCGGTTTGCTATCCACACTAGTGCTTCTACCATACCACCAGCTTCGTCATATTCGAGATTGTTATTCTCTTCTGCAAACTCTGCTAGAGGGTCTGTTACGGTTTTTGTATTGTCAAACAACTCTTTAGGAACCAGACCGTGGTATTCCATGATTTCTACATGTTCTTTTTCTTCAAAGTTACTTTCGTAAATGTCTAATGTAGGGTGGGCTGCTTCCTCGTTATCGTATCCTCCTACTAGGGTATCGTTCCAAACCCCTCGTTCCTGCTTCTGTATCATCTCGTGCATAGGGATTGTGTATATGTGCGCCACTCCTAGAGCATCGGCTATATTCGTGACAGCAGTATCAATCACAAACTCGTTAGGATCTACCGCAGTTAACGAAACCTTAATATCATCTACAATAATAACATCACTTGTTGTGCCAACAGAGCCTGCGATAGGTACGCGTCGTGGAATCTGTTCTACGGTAATCTTGCCTATACCTGTACCATATAGACCAGCATTTAATAAAATTTCTGAAATAGCCTTATTAATATTATAGGTTTCAAAATCCTCTAATAGTTGGGTCGTTAACGAGTCTAACCGGGTGTCCACATCTTTAGCTAGTTCTTGAATAACCTCTGGAGGAAGTTGTTGGCTTTGTTCCTTTAACATCTTCTCAAAGATTTCTTCACGTACATCATCTTTCAAATCAAACCATCGTGTGCGGTGGAAGATTGTTTCTTCCATTTCTGCTACACCGGATTCAATTGCTTGCTGTAGCGCAGGTGCAATAATTTTAGACCGCTCGTGCTGCCTAATTTTATCTTCTGGACCTGCGTGCTGTCCTCGCCACAAACGATAGTATTCTTTCCAACGTTTAGCGTGCTGGTTGTTACGCGCATCTTCCCAGTTGCTTACTTTGTAAGTAATCCAACCAGTTAACTCGTCATCCACTACTTGCTCTTGCTGTAGAGCGGGAGACTGAGTTATGTCAAGTAATTGTGCTTTTGCCATTATGTATCCTTTTACATCCCGCTAACATCGTCTAGTGGTTCCCATTGTGTAGCTTCCGACTCCTTAGTATTCATGTCATATGGAGTAACAGCTATCTGGTCAACGTAAGCTAGGCTATCAATCATATCGTCGTGCGCCATAGGGTTTGGAAAATCAAGCAACTGGTCTCTGAGTTTGTCAAAGTACTCTCCAGGTTGGAATGTAAGTCTTCCTTGCTCCATGCGACCCTGTAATGCCCATACAATCCTGTCGGATTTCTTTTTATTTCCATGTGATAGCTCTACAATGTAGGGATATATGTTAAGCCTACGCATATTATCGTGCAGATAGGGCATTAAGGCGTTTTTTAACGCCCCTCGCTCTATTCCAAGGAGCTTAGGCTTATATTTTTGGGCTGTTCGTAAGATACGCAGCGTTGATTCCCTAACATCCCACCTTCCTGTGATAATATCGTGACAATGCCACCCACTAGTAGTAACTTCGACTACCGAAATAGCCATTTCGTCTAATCTCTTTGTTCTGCCGTGTGCTACACCCTTGACATCCTCATATCCTGCTGGATCTACTGTAATGTAAATGTCTCCAGACCCTAGAGGCTTATCAACCTTCTCTATCATGTCTGATTTAAAGACTGTTCCCCCAAATGAAGAGAAGTTAGCCTCAAATTCCTGTTTAACGTACTCCAAAGGCATATCTTTGGTGGCCATTATAATTTCTCTTGGGTCAAGAAAGGGATTATCTAGCGACTTATACGTCCAAGCTTCCCAATCTTCCGCGTCTAGCCCTTCACGAGCATTTAAAAAGAGGTCATAAAAATGGTTTTTACCGTTTGGTGTGCCTATAAACAAAGCTCCCCCCCTAACATCAGCCAACGTAGGTCGAATAATAGCTGTCCACACTTCTTCTTTCATAAATGCGTACTCGTCCATCACAACATACGATAGCCCAACTCCGCGAAGTGATTCAGGACGGTCTGATCCTTTAAGATGGATTTGCCGACCGTTAACTAAGGTTAATATTCCTTCGTTTTCCCGAACTTTTTCCGTTATCGAAGCCGCCATTTGCTTCAGAGGTTGCCACATAATATCCTTAGCTTGGTTAAACGTAGGAGCAATGTAATAACATGCTTTATCCTGTAGTGGATAACCAAACTCATTCGTTTCTTCTAGCGCTTTTACAATAAGCTTAACTCTAGCAAGGTGGGATTTACCAAACCTTCGCCCCGCACCAACAACCTTAAACCTCGAAGTTGAGGCAAAGATTTCTTGTTGTGCAGGATGCAGAGGAAAAGTAATTTCTGTTGCCATATACGCTTACTTCTTTTGCTTCTTCTTCTTTACTTTAGGTGGCCTACCTTTTTTTGTTCCGTAGGTTCCTTTTCCCTTAGGCATTACTTGCCTCCGTTTGACGTACCTTTCGCGGGGATTGTCGTAGCCCCTGCACTACTGGCCGCATAAGCAATCTCGGCATTCACCGTACCCGTTTGGTTGTTAACACCACCCGAGCGTCCTTGGTTAGCTTTATCACTGGATTGTCTGTCTTTCATTGTTATCTACCTCCTCAAATTCTGCATCTACTGCAGGTTTAGTTAAATCTAAATTGTCTAGCCCTTGTACGTTAATAACAATGTTACTAGATTCTTGTGCGCCATAGTGTTCTACAGCCTTACGTGACGGAATCGCTCTGTCTAAAAGCAACCTTGCTGCAGTCATATCTCCACCTTTAGCTTCACGTATGACTGTGCGTAAGATAGCTTTAAATTCTTTATTCATCTCACCAGCGAACTGGTCGATTAACTCGTTTTGCATTAGAGTTAATTTGTTCTTGGTTCCTTTAGGCCGACCCGCTGGATTTAACGAGGGACCACCTTTTTTTAGGTTAGGATTACCTACTTTCGCCATACTAATTACTCTCCTGCGGTCGTATCCTAATCTCGTTCCCAACCTGTAGTGGCCGATTCCGTGCTTTAGGGTTTAGTGTATAAAGTTCATCGAGAGTAAGGCCGTTGTCCTGTGCTATGTTCCAATATGTATCGCCAGTCTCTGCTGTGTGCTCAGGAAAAACGTACCCCACACCATGCAGTTGCTTAATAACTCTGGCTGCTCGTTTCCCTACAGTCCTGCTATACTTAGTGTTTTTTAATTCCTTTGCTACTTTCTCAAAATCACCACGGTCTAAAGCAGCCCTAGCCTTCGGCCACACCAAAGCACCTTTTTTGTGTTTTATAATTTTTTCACCTTCTTTATCAAAAATAAACTTGTCTTCTTTATCTTTTTTATATACAGTGTTCTTGTGTTTCTTCGCCCACCATTTGCCCATATTAAAATCCAAATTAACTAGTGCTTCACGCTGGAGGCTATCTGCTGTGTTCCAACCGGGGGTAGTTCTCGCCGAGCCTATGTGCTCTTTAAACTCCTCATTGAACAATGCGTCAATTTTGTCTTGTGTTAGGTAGTTTCCCTTATTTTTTATAGCGTCTTCTGTTTTACCATTTTCTCGTCGTTCTATGTCTTTGAATTCGCTCTTGTTCAAATCGATAGTGGAGCCGTCCCCTATTAAGTGTCCTACCCCTGTAGTCCAGTAGCCGTTTGTATCCTTGTACACATAGTTTTTGCTACCTTCGTCCGCCATCAGGGTAGTTTTAACAGTATTTAACTCCCGTGGGGTAAACTCTTCCACGCTACTTTTTTCTGTTGTTTCTATACTATCAAAAAAAAGATCGTCTAGCGCTGTGCCGGTTTGAGGCAAGAAAGTCCCGTTTATCGCAGTCTGGATAGGGTCACCTGTAAGAAAACTAAGGGCTGTGTTTAATTCTGCCATCCTGTACGCTACCTTCTTGCCATCGCTGCTGAACCGAAGTAAAACCCTATGATATTCATTATCGTTACAGGTAGCCATTCGGGTGTTACCCAACCTTCTAGCTTTAC